TTAATAAAACTCTATACCCGTAATCTTCAATGAGTTCTGGCGCTTCCCTTTAATTCCTTTTACATATTCAAAATGAATGTTTTTGATTGCCATCTTTATGAATTCAGTTTTTAACTCATCTTCCATTAATTCCCAGCCGTTTAGCAATGAATACTTGAAATTTTTAATCTTCTCATAGTTAAAAGTCTTACCCTTATCATTATCCTTGCGCTTTTCATACTCATGTATTTCTTTGTCAATACGACTTATTATTGGAAAAGCTTCATCCTTATCCATCATACCTTCTATAAAAAGTGTTTGACATCTAGCGCGTTCTTTTCGCAACTTTTCAATATCGATGCCGACATCTTCTATTTCTTTAGGTTGGTTTTCGATTTTATATGATGTTAAATCAAATTGTTTTAGATAATTGTAAAATTGTTTTAAAACCTCGCCTTCGTCGATGTTACATGCATTTTTATTTTTAGTATTTTTGCAGTTAGAACAAAAGTATAGTTTAGAATACCAAACTTCTTTATTTTTAGGCGTATGCTTGACTGTGTTTAAAGTCAATTTCTGGTTACAGTTTGGACATAATAGTTTACTTCTGAAAATAGCGTTATGTTTTACGATTGTAGAGTTAGTTTTTTCACTTATCCTTAATTTTATTTCTTCGTATTCTTCTTCACTTATAATAGCTTCGTGGGTGTTTTCGACGAATATGTCACCGAAAACAAGATGACCTCTAGCTACCGGACTCGTTAGAGCATTGCCTATAACTGATCTGTGCCAGTTTTTACCTAAGGGTGCTTTGTATTTAGAGTTGTTCAATTTTATAGTTATTTCTCTTAAACTAGTACCTTTTTTCGCTTCTTCTACTGCAAATCGTAATACTTTTTTATATTCATTAGGCACAAATTTATCGTTTACTCTGTCGTAATAGAAAGGAGGGACAGTTTTAGCTAACCCTTTTCTAGCTGATGCGCGTCGACCCATTGCAGTACGCTCTTGAATTGTAGTACGCTCCCACTCTGCCATAGCACCTACTAATGTTACGAACAAACGTCCCATAGCAGAAGTTGTGTCATATACTTCTGTTGCGCTCCTAAACAACACGTTTTTATTCTCAAACAATTCTAGTATCTCTAGTAAGTCTTTAACACTTCGAGTTAATCGATCTAGTTTATAGACTAAAACCAAATCAAAATTATCTATTTCATTCAACATTTCTTGTAAAGCGGGTCTGTCTTTTTTAGCTCCGGAGTATCCAGCGTCAGTATATACTTTATGAATTTTCCAGTCGTTTATGTCGCTGTAAGCTCTTAATTTTCTTTCTTGTTCTTCGATAGAGTGTCCTTTTTCTTTTTGTTCAAGTGTACTCACTCTAGTATAAATTGCTACTTTCATGTGCTCCCTCCTCAAAATTGGCAAAAAATAATAAGGGTAGGCGGGCTACCCGTGAAAATTGTATAAAAAAAGAGAGAGCGCAGATGCACCCTCTCATGTCGCAAATATTTCAGCGACTTGTCTAATTTGAAGCTTGCCGCAAATATTTCAGCGGCTTGTTTTGTATATATGTAATATACCATCAAAGAGAGTGTAGTTCAAGCGATTTAACTAAGAAATCTAATTTTTATACTATTTTCAATTTTATCTACTGTTTCTTTTGAATATGATATTTCTCCGGCAGGGTCATACCTATTAATTTTCGATATTCTATCCTTGCTGATTGTAGTGATATTTAAAACGTTAGCATAGGTCTTTTTATACTTGAATCGCTCATATCTTTTGCGAACCTTCGAATATTTTTTGAAGTCGTCATTCAGCGATTTGTTTTCATCAAGTAATTTTTGATCGTATGGGTTTTCTGCTTTTGACACCTTTTCAAGATTGTTCATGATTTTTTTAGCTAAATCCTTACCCGTTACGTCCATTTTTTCCAATACTAAAGGTAACAAATCTTCTTCGATATGCACATTGAATTTACTTCTGGAAGATGTAAGTGGAACTACCGTTAATATTGGATTTTTATTTGAATCGTGATTATTAAGTACCATACAAAAATGGTTTCCAGAAAACTCTCTGCCAACATTAACACCTAACTTTACATAAATTATAGTGCCTTTTTTATATCTGGTGTAACTTTTGTTTTCTTTTAACAATCTAACTTCATCCAATAAAAACTCTGAATATTCAAGACACCATGAATTCATATATTTAAATTTGTAAATCTCGCTATTTTGAATCTTTTTAAAATTATTAACTGCTGTTTCTAAAGGTGCGTTCTCTTCCATCCCTCATCCTCCTCGCGCCACATAGGCGCTGTTAATCAATATGATGCAATTTAAAAACTCTCAACGGCTCAAATGTAATCGAATACTCGCCATAGTGAGTTCCAATACCATATATCTTTTTATATTGTTCTATCGCTTCTAATATGTATTCTTCGCTTAATTGTAGATACTCAGACAACTCATACAAGTTGCGTACGCCATAATTATAAGCTTCTACAATTTCGCGTAGCGGTACAGCTGAGATAAAGCCGTGTCTACGTGCGTAATTTTCGAACTTGCGATTGTTGAAATTCGAGTAATCGGCTATATCACCGTATGTAAGTTTATTATGCGCTAATTCTTCGAAGAGAATTCCTGCTTTTTCTCTATCTGATAAACCACGCTTTATTAAAATTAAATCTCCTAACCATACCCCGTCTAAATTATCTGGAAGTACATCAGCCTCTCTTACTTCAATATAATCATGTTGTATTAAAGTTTCTTCATATAATCCCATCTGATACATCCTTTACTTACGTTTACTTCTTATATAATCTGCATAATCTAAAACTCTTTGCCACTCGTCATCAGTTAATTCTCCTTCTAAATGAGCTGCACGATGTTGTACTTCGTTTTCTGTTTGTCTATTTTTTAATAGTAAATATTCTGGGGTAACTTTCAATGCATTGGCAATCTCAGCTATATCCTCCATAGGTATTTTTCTGCTACCGTTTTCATATCGGGATAAGGTAGATTTATTGACACCTATCTTAGTTGCAAAATCAGTTAAATTCACATTATTCTCTTTTCGTAGTTGTTTGATTAATTTACCTATTTCCGCTGAAGTTCTCATTTCAAATTTACCTCCGTTTTATTTATAACAGTATAATAACACTTTTCCATATAGGAAACAACTAGCATTTTAAAAGAATAAAAAATATTTTTCGAGATTTTTGTTGACAATTAGGAAACTTAGGTTTAGTATTGAGTTAACTTCAAAAAACGGAGGTGAGCAAATGTATGAGTTCAACGTCAAAAGAATGAAAGCTGAACGCATTGCTAAAGGCATTTCGATTTCTGATATGGCAAAAAAATTAGGAATGACACCAGGAACTTATTCAAAAAAAGAAAACGGGCATATTAGAATTAATGTTGACGATTTAGCAAAAGTAATTGAAGTACTAGAATTGCCACAAGATAAGTGCGGTATTTTTTTTACTTATAGAGTTTCCAAAATGTCAACAGAACAAAAACAAACATCTTAAAAGGAGGACACTATGGAACAAATAACGTTAACCAAAGAAGAGTTGAAAGAAATTATAGCGAAAGAAGTTAGAGAGGCTATAAATGGCAAGAAACCAATCAGCTCAAGTTCAATTTTCAACAAAGTAAGAATTAGCCATAAGGATTTTGATGAAATTAATAAAAAGTTTGCTTATACAGAACATTTAAGAGGTGCTGACAATCTCGGCTTAGGACATCCATTATCTTTGAAGAAATATCAACACGGAATAGGATGTTATGAAAATTACAAAGCATACGCTAGTGAAATTCATGACCACATTAGAAAACTTACATTATCAGCTTTTGGTGTAACGCTTAATTCTGATTTAAAAGAGAGTGAATACGATGAAGCTAGCAGAATGTATGACATGTTGAAGAACTTTTATTTATATCGTTACCAAAAACGAATTGAAACCTTGTCAATTGAAGATTTCGAATAAAGGAGGAACTACAAATGTTACAAAAATTTAGAATCGCGAAAGAAAAAAGTAAATTAAAACTTAATTTACTAAAACATGCAAACAGTAATTTAGAAACAAGAAACAACCCTGAACTGTTGCGAGCAGTTGCAGAGTTGCTTAAAGAGATTAATCGATAAATTCTATGAATTCGATTTTAGCTGAAGCGATAGCTACTATTTTGTCTCCAACAAAAGTATATGAGCCATTAGTGAACAAGGAACTTTTAATTTTTTCTTTTGATATTTCAACAGTTCCGCGATGACCTGACTTTATCACTTTTTCTAAATTATCGATTTCAACAAATTTATCGTTAGAAAGATATAAACAAGCTTTCATACTTATCACCTCCTTAGGTTGATAACAACATTATACACGAAATAAGCATAAACATTATGCAAGCATTACAAACATTTTGTTTCCAATAAAAAAACACACACCTTGTCGTAGAAGGTATGTGTTACGGAAATTTTGTTTGGTTCTAATCACTACGACTAACAGCACAATTTTTGCTGGTATCGTCCCCAGCCCTGTATGGTGCTTAGGTTTTCCATCAAAGTCTAGCGTCCTAAAAGTTACTACCTTCTAGTACGCATACCTTGTTAACGTCTCAGTTGACTGTGGAACACAACAAACGATGTTCTAATTTAGACTTACTAACCTATAAAACCACAGGATGATTTAAAACCTCGCATAAGCAAGGAAATCACCTCCCAGTGTAGTGGGGTTGGATTAATTATATAACGAAATATCGTTATAGACAATAAGGAGTGGTAAGATGCTGAACTTAAAAGAATTGAGAGAAGAAAAGGGGATAACACGCTATCAACTAGCGAAGCTAACAGAATTACAAAATTCGACAATTCAATCTATCGAAACAGAAGTTAAAAATCCCGGCTTCCTCACAGTAAAAAAAATATGCGATGCACTACAAGTTGATATCGCTAATGTAAAGGAGAAATAAAATGCAAGCATTACAAACAAAATCGAACATAGGAGAAATGTTCAATATTCAAGAAAAAGAAAATGGAGAAATCGCAATAAGTGCAAGAGAGTTATATAAAGCTTTGGAAGTTAAAAAGCGTTTTAGCGCTTGGGCAGAAATTAACTTGAAGCATTTCAAAGAAAATAGGGATTTTACAAGTGTACTTACAAGTACGGTTGTTAATAACGGAGCTGTAAGACAACTAGAAGATTATGCTTTAACACTTGATGTAGCTAAACATGTTGCAATGATGTCAGGTACAGAAAAAGGTTTTGATTTTAGAGAGTACTTCATCCAAGTTGAAAAAGCATGGAATAGCCCAGAAATGATTATGCAACGTGCTTTAAAAATTGCTAACAACACAATCAATCAATTAGAAACAAAGATTGAACGTGATAAACCAAAAATTGTATTTGCAGATGCAGTAGCTACTACTAAGACATCAATTTTAGTTGGAGAGTTAGCAAAGATCATTAAACAAAACGGTATAAACATCGGGCAACGCAGATTGTTTGAGTGGTTACGTCAAAACGGATTCCTTATTAAACGCAAGGGTGTGGATTATAACATGCCTACACAGTATTCAATGGAACGTGAGTTATTCGAAATTAAAGAAACATCAATCACACATTCGGACGGTCACACATCAATTAGTAAGACGCCAAAAGTAACAGGCAAAGGACAACAATACTTTGTTAATAAGTTTTTAGGAGAAAAATAAAAATCTTAATAGGAGGAATTATCAATGAACACACTATACAAAACAACCCTCCTCATCACAATGGCAGTTGTGACGTGGAAGGTTGTAAAGATTGAGAAAAACACAAGATTTAAACTTAGAAATTTTGATTATCCAAAAATTAATAATGCTCAGAGCAAATCATTGTTGGATATTGCTAGTCACGATCTAAAAGATATTTAACTGTATTCAAAATTTTCATATCTTGTTGAGCTTTTAAGCTTTCGTATAAAGCTATTGAATAAATAATTTCGTAAGATACGTTTTCAGGAGCATCTTCTTTCAACTTATTTATTCTATCTCTAAAAAAGTCACTGTCACCACCGAATTCTTTTTCGGCTTGATTACTAAGTTCACCAAAGAAATTTTGAAAATCATTAAATTCCATACTTATCACCTCCTTTCACTAGGAGATAACTAAAATATACACGAAAGGAATGGTAGAAGTGCCACCACACATTCAACAAATGTTATACGAAATCCAGTTAAAAGCTGGTATACCTCAAAAATTAATGGAAATGCAAGGTTTGATAAACGATGAAACAACCAAAGAGGAGAAAAAAGAAAATGAGTAACATTTATAAAAGCTACCTAGTAGCAGTACTATGCTTCACAGTCTTAGCAATTGTGCTTATGCCATTGCTGTACTTCACTACAGCATGGTCAATCGCGGGATTCGCAAGTATAGCGACATTCATATTTTATAAGGAATACTTTTATGGAGAATAAAAAAACTGCTACTTGCGCCAACAAGTAACAGTGACAAACGATTAACAAAATTAATTCGTGTTCAATATAAAACGAAAAAAGGAGGAAGTCAAGATGTATTACGAAATAGGCGAAATCATACGCAAAAATATTCATGTTAACGGATTCGATTTTAAGCTATTCATTTTAAAAGGTCATATGGGCATATCAATACAAGTTAAAGATATGAACAATGTACCAATTAAACATGCTTATGTCGTAGATGAGAATGACTTAGATATGGCATCAGACTTATTCAACCAAGCGATAGATGAATGGATTGAAGAGAACACAGACGAACAGGACAGACTAATTAACTTAGTCATGAAATGGTAGGAGGCATGAAAAGTGAATGAATTACAAGAGAGAGAATTAGAAACATTTGAACAAGACGACCGATTCAAAGTAACAGACTTAGACAGTGCTAACTGGGTCTTTAAGAAACTAGATGCAATCACAACTAAAGAGAATGAAATCAACGAGTTAGCAAATAAAGAAATTGAACGCATAAACGAATGGAAAGATAAAGAAGTAGAAAAATTACAGAGTGGCAAAGAATATTTACAAAGCCTTGTAATTGAATATTTCAGAATACAAAAAGAACAAGATAGCAAATTCAAGTTGAATACACCTTACGGAAAAGTGACAGCCAGAAAAGGTTCAAAAGTCATTCAAGTTAGCAATGAGCAAGAAGTTATTAAACAACTTGAGCAACGAGGTTTTGACAACTATGTAAAGGTAACTAAAAAACTTAGCCAATCAGACATTAAGAAAGATTTCAATGTAACTGAAAACGGCACATTGATTGACGCAAACGGCGAAGTTTTGGAGGGTGCTAGCATTGTGGAGAAACCAACGTCATACACGGTAAAGGTGGGAGAATAGATGGCCGAACAACTTAATTTGTACCAAAAAATAGCAGATGTTAAAGCGAATATTGCGGGCTTCACAAAAGATACTAAGGGTTATAACTTCTCGTATGTTTCAGGATCTCAAATATTACACAGAATAAGAGAAAAGATGATTGAACATAATTTATTGTTAGTCCCCAATACGTCAAATGAAAATTGGACGACACATACTTTTAAAAACAAAAAAGGTCAAGAAGTGACAGAATTCATAGTTGAAATGGATTTGAATTATACATGGATTAATGCTGATAAACCAGAAGAACAGTATGAAGTAAGTTATCACGCTTACGGTCAACAAAATGATATTTCACAAGCACATGGCACAGCGTTAACTTATGCTGAACGCTATTTCTTAATGAAGTTCTTTAACATTCCAACTGATGAAGATGACGCAGACGCAAAACAAAAACAAGATAAATATTCAACAGTAAGTCAAGAATTTAAAGACATACTAACTAAAGAAGTTAATGATTTTATAGCCATAGCTAAAGAAAGTGGATTCGCGGAAAAATACCAGGAACAAATTAACAAATTAGAAAAAATGAACGTCGAAGCACTGAATAAAAACCAAATCAATGTAACCAGACAACAGATAAAAAAATGGCTTGGAGGAATTGAATAATGAATACAGTAAATTTAATTGGGAACCTAGTGGCAGATCCAGAATTAAAAGGTCAAAACAACAACGTAGTTAACTTTGCAATTGCAGTACAGAGATTATTCAAAAATAAACAAACGAACGAATATGAAACAGACTTCATTCGTTGTGTTGCATTTGGTAAGACTGCTGAAATCATCGCTAATAACTTTACTAAAGGTAATAAAATTGGCATTACTGGTTCAATACAAACCGGTAGTTATGAAAATAATCAAGGACAGAAAGTGTTTACTACAGACATCGCAGTCAACAATATAACTTTCGTTGAACGTAAAAACAACGGTCAATCTAACAACCAACAACAGCATAATTCATATAACGCACCACAGAATAGACAGCAATCAAATAATCCATTTGCTAATGCTAATGGTCCTATAGAAATCTCTGACGATGATTTACCTTTCTAGGACGTGATTAAATGGCTCAAATCAAAAACTATATCACTCAAGATGACGGCACAACAACAGTCGTTATCGAGGGTGCCGAGCTAGGAGACAAAGAAACATTATTACTTGATAACGGCTACGAAGTCGAATGTGATTTGCGAATCGAAGACCCATTCAAAATAACAGACAAGCAACGAAGAAAAATATTTGCGCTCTGTAACGACATAGAGAGCCACACAGGCCAACCACGTGACTATATGAGGTATTTGTTCCAAGAATATGTAACGGTTCTGTATGACTATGACAAGAGTATTTCGTTAAGTGACTGTACACGGATGCAAGCGAATCAAATTATCGAGGTAACACTCGATTGGATATTTCACAACGACATACCGCTTAGTTATAAAACAAGCGACTTGCTGAAACAAGATAAATCATTCTTATACTGGTCAACTGTTAACCGCAACTGTGTAATATGCGGAAAGCCTCACGCTGACCTAGCACATTATGAAGCAGTTGGCAGAGGCATGAACAGAAACAAGATGAATCACTACGACAAACATGTATTAGCGTTATGTCGCGAACATCACAACGAGCAACATCAGATGGGTGTTAAGTCATTTGATGATAAATATCACTTGCATGACTCGTGGATAAAAGTTGATGAGAGATTAAACAAAATGTTGAAAGGAGGAGAATAATGGTTAAATCGATATTTTTACAAGATGGAGAAGAAATTTTAGTTGATGATGAAGATTACGAGAGAGTTAATCAGCATACTTGGCATAAAGCTTTTAAAGATAATTACAGAATGATTGTGAATAGTGATAAAAAGCATTTACCTGATTTTATTCTAAAAAAAGTTTCCAAAAAATAAAAAACAATGATTTCACAAGAAAAAATCTAACAACTGAAGGTAATAAAACAAGATGGAGCAAAGCGAAGTGTAACAATTCATCTAAATATAAAGGCGTTTCATGGGATAAAAAAATAATAATTGGTATGCATGTATAGCTGTTGATAAAAAAACCAAAAACTTAGGTCACTTTGTAAATGAAGATGAAGCAGCAAAAGCTTACAACAATGCAGTTAATGAATATTGGGGTGGTGTTGGTTACCTTAATATAATTGGAGAAGATAATAGGCTGAAAAAAAGAAACTATAAAACAAACATAAAGCAATTGAAGAGGGGAACTGATAAAAACAATTTAAGAGGAATAAACAAAATAAAACATAGATATTATTCAAAAATATTTTATTCTGGCAACTATATAGCGTTAGGCGGATATGACGATTTAAACAAAGCGAGATTAGTTTACAACAAATGTTCGTCATACCTGCATGGATCTGACGCGATCCTTAACGACGTACCTATGACAGATGAACTTAAAGAATTCATATCTAACTGGGAAGTACCGGACAAAATCAAAATGCTGAAAGGAGAAGACAATGGGAGAAGTATCGTGGATAAAACTTAAAGTTGGCATGTTTGATGACAGCAAAATCAAATATATCGAAGCTTTACCCGAAAGAGATACGATCATAACTATTTGGGTTAAGTTGCTAACTTTATCAGGAAAGTACAACGAACAAGGTTACATTATGCTATCCGAAAACTTACCGTATAACGAAGAGATGTTAGCAAATGAGTTTAGCCGACCTATCAACTCAATAAGGTTAGCAATACAAACTTTTGAGACATTGGGCATGATTGAAAAAGTTAATGGTGTCATAAAAGTGACAAATTGGGAAAAGCACCAAAATATTGAAGGACTCGAGAAAATCAGAGAGCAGAACAGGTTGAGGAAACAAAAGCAACGAGAAAACAACAGAAAATTGCTAAATGGTCACGTGACGTCACGTGACAGTCACGCAACAGAAGAAGATAAAGAATTAGATAAAGAATTAGAAAGAGATAAAGAAAAAGATATAGATAAGAACTTAAGTGCAAATAATAGCGCAACTGACGTTACGCATGAGCAATTTGAAGAATGGTGGAAACTTTACGACAGGAAGAAAGATAAAAAGATATCTTTCACTAAATTCAAATCATGCTTAAAGAAACATTCTTTTGAGCAAATCATGCAAGGTACACGAGAATATTTGAAAACTATTACAGACAAACAATATCAAAAGTACCCTAAAACGTTTTTAACTAACGAAAGCTATATGAATGATTATAGCGAAGAGATTAAAGAAGAAGTAAACAATCAATATGTAGATGCGTTTCAGCGTGCATCACAATCCAGTATAGAAAATTTACCGTTTTAAAGGAGTGAGAAAGTGGAGTCATTCCAGAACTTAGCAAAGAAACCAACTTTAAAGAAACAAATCATTGAACAAGCGTTTGATTTGAAATGTGAGAACTGTGGACGTAAGTACGACTATTACAAATTTGATGACGGTTCAGAATTCAAACATGGTTGTGACTGCGAAATGATAGAGTACGCCAAACAATCAACTGAAAACTATCACAAGAGAAATAGACGAAGAAAAGCAGAACGCATATTCAAACAATCGATAATGAACGAAGATCTAACGAAAGCAACGTTTGATAATTACAATCCGACTAATGAACAACTAGTCTATGCGAAAAACTTATGCGAACGTTACGCAAACAATTTCACGTTAGACAATAAACAATCGCTACTAATTCAAGGCTCATTTGGTACAGGTAAATCACACTTATCAATGAGTATTGTTAAATCAGTTAAAGCTAAAGGCTACACAGTGCTATATATGAACGTACCTCAATTGATATCAACAATTAAAAACACTTATAACAACCAAACTGCTATGACTGAACAGGAATTGGCTCAAATTATAAGTGATGTCGATTTAATGGTATTCGATGACTACGGTATCAACATGAACGAATTCGCTACTAGTAAGATGTTTGAGCTTATCGAAAGTAGAATAGGCAAACACAATATCTTTACTACCAACTTAGACGAGAAAGAAATGACAAAAAACAAAGACTTACAACGTATATTCAGCAGAATCATGAGCAACACAACGCTTATCAAGATGGACGGTCAAGATTACAGGACTAGAGGTTTAAAACTATGATTACCAAAGAATTTTTAAAAACTAAACTTGAGTGTTCAGATGTGTACGCTCAGAAACTCATAGATGAGGCACAGGGCGATGAAAATAGGTTGTACGACCTATTTATCCAAAAACTTGCAGAACGTCATACACGCCCCGCTATCGTCGAATATTAAGGAGTGTTAAAAATGCCGAAAGAAAAATATTACTTATACCGAGAAGATGGCACGGAAGATATTAAGGTCATCAAGTATAAAGACAACGTAAATGAAGTTTATTCGCTCACAGGAGCCCATTTCAGCGACGAAAAGAAAATCATGGCTGATAGTGACCTAAAACGATTCAAAGGCGCTCACGGGCTTTTATATGAGCAAGAGCTAGGGTTACAAGCAACGATATTTGATATTTAGAGGTGGCACATGGAAATAGAAATTAAATTTAACGAAACGTTCGAGGCACCTATGGGCTCGCCTCGTCCACGCTTTCGTAATACAGGTAGATTTGTTCAAACATACATGCCAACAGCTTATACAAATCATAAAGCGTATATACAAGGGCAAATGCCTAAGTTAAATCTAGAGCGCGCACTAAAAATCGAATTAGACTTTTACTTTCCATTACTTAAATCATGGTCGAAGAAAAAGAAAAGTGAAATGGTTGGACAGTATAAAGTGACTAAGCCGGATATCGATAACTTAATTAAAACAGTATTAGACGCATGTAATGGTCATGTGTGGAAAGACGATAACCAAATTACAGAAATAACTAGCTCAAAGCGTTATGGACTAGAACCAAAAATAATCATGCGAGTTGAGGAAGTGATCTAATGCAACAGCAAGCATATATAAACGCAATGATTGATATAAGGATACCTACAGAAGTTGAATATCAGTATTTTGATGATGTGGATATCGAAAAAGAAGCGCTGGCAGATTACTTATATAACAATCCTAACGAAATACTAGAGTATGACAATTTAAAAATTAGAAACGTAAATGTAGAGGTGGAATAAATGGGAAGTGTTGTAATTATTAATAATAAACCATATAAATTTAACAATTTTGAAAAAGAAATAATGGCAAAAAGAGGCTGAGCTACGTAAGAAGAAGCCACATTTGTTTAATGTACCTCAAAAACATTCACGTGATCCGTACTGGTTCGATGTCACTTATAACCAAATGTTCAAGAAATGGAGTGAAGCATAATGAGCATAATCAGTAACAGAAAAGTAGATATGAACAAAACGCAAGACAACGTTAAGCAACCTGCGCATTACACATACGGCGACATTGAAATTATAGATTTTATTGAACAAGTTACGGCACAGTACCCACCACAATTAGCATTCGCAATAGGTAATGCAATTAAATACTTGTCTAGAGCACCGTTAAAGAATGGTCATGAGGATTTAGCAAAGGCGAAGTTTTACGTCGATAGAGTATTTGACTTGTGGGAGTGATGACCATGACAGATAGCGGACGTAAAGAATACTTAAAACATTTTTTCGGCTCTAAGAGATATCTGTATCAGGATAACGAGCGAGTGGCTCATATCCATGTAGTAAACGGCACTTATTACTTTCATGGGCATATCGTACCAGGTTGGCAAGGCGTGAAAAAGACATTTGATACAGCGGAAGAGCTCGAAATATATATAAAGCAACATGGTTTGGAATATGAGGAACAGAAGCAACTAACTTTATTTTAAGGAGATGTAAAAATGAAAATCAAAGTAAAAAAAGAAATGAGACTAGATGAATTAATTAAGTGGGCGCGAGAAAATCCGGATCTATCACAAGGAAAAATATTTTTTTCAACAGGATTTAGTGATGGATTCGTTCGTTTTCATCCAAATACAAATAAGTGTTCGACGTCAAGTTTTATTCCAATTGATATCCCCTTCATAGTTGATATTGAAAAAGAAGTAACGGAAGAGACTAAGTTTGATAGGTTGTTAGAGGTATATGAGATTCAAGAAGGAGTCTATAAATCCTTATTACACAAAGGTATCAGTTTGAACGAACGTTTTGAAGACGACAATTTTTTTCCTACTAAAGCATACTATATCTTAAACGACGACCTAACTATGACGTTAATCTGGAAAGATGGGGAGTTGCTAGTATGATGTTGAAATTTAAAGCTTGGGATAAAGATAAAAAAGTTATGAGTATTATTGACGAAATCGATTTTAATAGTGGGTACATTTTGATTTCAACAGGTTATAAAAGTTTCAATGAAGTAAAACTATTACAATACACAGGATTTAAAGATGTGCACGGTGTGGAGATTTATGAAGGGGATATTGTTCAAGATTGTTATTCGAGAGAAGTAAGTTTTATCGAGTTTAAAGAAGGAGCCTTTTATATAACTTTTAGCAATGTAACTGAATTACTAAGTGAAAATGACGATATTATTGAAATTGTTGGAAATATTTTTGAAAATGAGATGCTATTGGAGGTTATGAGATGACGTTCACCTTATCAGATGAACAATATAAAAATCTTTGTACTAACTCTAACAAGTTATTAGATAAACTTCACAAAGCATTAAAAGATCGTGAAGAGTACAAGAAGCAACGAGATGAGCTTATTGGGGATATAGCGAAGTTACGAGATTGTAACAAAGAACTGGAGAAGAAAGCAAGCGCATGGGATAGGTATTGCAAGAGCGTTGAAAAAGATTTAATAAACGAATTCGGTAACGATGATGAAAGAGTTAAATTCGGAATGGAATTAAACAATAAAATTTTTATGGAGGATGACACAAATGGATAACCGCGAACAAATCGAACAATCAGTTATAAGTGCTAGTGCGTATAACGGCAATGACACAGAGGGATTGTTAAAAGAGATTGAGGACGTGTATAAGAGAGCACAAGCGTTTGATGAAATACTTGAGGGAATGACAAATGCTATTCAACATTCAGTTAAAGAAGGTATTGAACTTGATGAAGCAGTAGGGATTATGGCAGGTCAAGTTGTCTATAAATATGAGGAGGAGCAGGAAAATGAATAACACATTACAAGTAAAACTATTATCAGAAAATGCTAGAATGCCCGAACGAAATCATAAGACGGATGCAGGTTATGACATATTCTCAGCTGAAACTGTCCTACTTGAGCCACAAGAAAAGGCAGTGATTAAAACAGATGTAGCTGTAAGCATTCCAGAGGGCTATGTCGGGCTATTAACTAGCCGTAGTGGTGTAAGCAGTAAAACGCATTTAGTGATTGAAACAGGCAAAATAGACGCGGGATATCATGGTAATTTAGGGATTAATATCAAGAATGATAATGAAACGTTAGAGAGTGAGGATATGAGTAACCTTGGTCGGAGTCCTGCTGAGATAGATGGAAAGTATGCCCGACTACCTGTAACAGATAAATTTTTATGTATGAATGGTAGTTATGTCATAAACAAAGGCGACAAACTAGCTCAATTGGTTATTGTGCCTATATGGACACCTGAACTAAAGCAAGTGGAGGAATTCGAGAGTGTTTCAGAACGTGGAGCAAAAAGGCTTCGGAAGTAGCGGAGTGTAAAGACATATTAGATCGAGTCAAGGAGGTTTTGGGGAAGTGAGAGAACGCACTAAAGTTATATATCGTGGTTGGAATAAGGAGATATTTATTTTACAGGGTAAAAATATGAATGTTATTGGTTTGCGCCAAATATTTGATGAACTCAAAAGATCGTATGAAGGTTATAAAATCGTTGTTATTCCAATAGAAGTTGATTTTGAAATCAAATAAACAGGAGTGATGAGAAGTGACACAATACTTAGTCACAACATTCAAAGATTCAACAGGACGCAAGCATACACACATAATTAAAGCTAAGAGCAATCAAAGGTTTACAGTTGTTGAGGCAGAGAGTAAAGAAGAAGCGAAAAAGAAGTACGAGAAACAAGTTAAGATAAGGAGAGATGGAGATGCCAAAGAAAACGGTAACGATTGATGTAGATGAAAACTTATTAGTAGTAGCTAGTAATGAAATATCAGAACTATTATATGAATATGACAGTGAGTTAATGTCAGCTGATGAAGATGGCGATAATAGAGATATCGAAGAAAAAAGAGACGCATTAAAACAAGCTATACAAATTATCGATAAATTAACATGGGGTGTTTAGTGGTGGTTAAAGAAATTTTGAGACTATTATTCTTACTAGCGATGTATGAGTTAGGTAAGTATGTAACTGAGCAAGTATATATTATGATGACGGCTAATGATGATGTAGAGGCGCCAAGTGACTTTGAAAAAATCAGAGCTGAAGTTTCATGGTAATAGATATTATCATTTTTGAATTAATTATATTAATGTGTTTAGCAATAGCACTGGAGGTGTTGTAAATATGTGGATTGTCATTTCAATTGTTTTATCTATATTTTTATTGATCTTGTTAAGTAGCATTTCTCATAAGATGAAAACCATAGAAGCATTGGAGTATATGAATGCTTATCTTTTCAAGCAGTTAGTAAAAAATAATGGTGTTGAAGGTTTAGAAGATTATGAAAATGAAGTTGAACGAATTAGAAAAAGATTCAAAAGCTAAAGAGAGGCGTTGGCTTCTCTGCTCTATCTAAAATAATGAAAGGAGCCGAACATGTTAGACAAAGTCACTCAAATAGAAACAATTAAATATGATCGTGATGTCTCATATTCTTATGCTGCTAGTCGTTTATCTACACATTGGACTAATCACAATATGGCTTGGTCTGACTTTATGCAGAAGCTAGCACAAACAGTTAGAACTAAAGAAGATTTAACTGAGTACAATAAAATGTCTAAGTCTGAACAAGCCGATATAAAAGATGTTGGCGGATTTGTCGGTGGATATTTAAAAGAAGGCAAACGGCGTGCTGGTCAAGTCATGAATCGTTCAATGCTAACACTTGATATCGATTATGCTGCTCAAGATATGACTGACATATTATCTATGTTTTATGATTTTGCATATTGTTTATATTCAACACATAAGCATAGAGAGATAAGTCCAAGACTGCGTTTAGTGATTCCTTTAAAACGAAATGTAAATGCAGATGAGTATGAAGCTATTGGGCGTAAAGTCGCAGATATCGTTGGCATGGATTACTTCGATGATACAACTTATCAACCACATAGGCTAATGTATTGGCCTTCAACTAGTAACGATGCGGAATTTTTCTTTACGTATGAAGATTTACCTTTGTTAGATCCAGATACAATATTAAATGAATATGTTGATTGGACTGACACATTAGAATGGCCAACGTCTTCAAGGGAAGAGAGTAAGACTAAAAGATTAGCAGATAAGCAAGGTGACCCAGAAGAAAAGCCGGGAATTGTTGGCGCATTTTGTAGAGCTTATACGATAGAAGAAGCTATAGAAACTTTTATTCCTGACTTATACGAAAAACATTCTACTAACCGTTATACCTATCATGAAGGTTCAACTGCAGGTGGATTGGTGTTATACGAAAATAACAAGTTTGCCTATTCTCATCATAATACGGATCCCGTAAGCGGTATGCTTGTGAACAGTTTTGATTTAGTACGCATACACTTATATGGTGCTCAAGATGAAGACGCTAAAACAGATACTCCGGTTAATCGACTACCTAGTTATAAAGCAATGCAGCAAAGAGCGCAAAATGATGAGGTTGTTAAAAAGCAATTAATTAACGACAAAATGACTGATGCAATGGAGGATTTCGATGAAATAGAAAATAGCGATGATGCATGGTCTGAGACGTTAGAAATTACTTCGAAAGGTACTTTCAAAGCTAGTATCCCAAATATAGAAATTATATTGCGTAATGATCCAAATTTAAAAGGAAAAATAGCCTTTAACGAATTTACGAAACAAATTGAATGTTTAGGGAAAGTGCCATGGAATACTAATTTTAAGACACGTCAATGGCAAGACGGTGATGATAGCAGTTTAAGAAGTTATATCGAAAAGATTTATGACATACACCATTCAGGTAAAACAAAAGATGCCATTATAAGCGTAGCAATGCAAAATGCTTATCATCCAGTAAGGGATTATCTAAATAAAATATCGTGGGATGGACATAAACGTCTTGAAAAGTTATTTATCAAATACTTAGGTGTTGAAGACACTGAAGTGAATAGAACAACTACCAAAAAAGCATTGACTGCTGGAATCGCTAGAGTAATGGAGCCTGGATGTAAATTTGACTATATGCTTACACTTTATGGTCCTCAAGGTGTAGGTAAATCTGCTTTGCTAAAAAAATTAGGTGGTGCATGGTTTTCTGACAGTTTAGTTTCTGTTACAGGTAAAGAAGCTTATGAGGCCTTACAAGGCGTTTGGCTAATGGAAATGGCAGAACTTGCAGCTACAAGAAAAGCTGAAGTTGAAGCTATTAAGCATTTCATATCTAAACAAGTTGACCGATTTCGTGTTGCTTATGGGCATTATATTGAAGATTTTCCAAGGCAATGTATTTTCATTGGTACAACTAATAAAGTTGATTTCTTAAGAGATGAAACTGGTGGAAGACGTTTTTGGCCAATGACTGTAAATCCAGAGAGAGTTGAAGTGAACTGGTCTAAACTAACCAAAGATGAGATTGACCAAATTTGGGCAGAAGCTAAACACTATTATGAACAAGGAGAATATTTATTCCTTAACCCTGAACTAGAAGAAGAAATGCGTTCAATACAAAGCAAACATACTGAGGAATCTCCATATACAGGCATTATTGATGAATATCTTAACACACCAATTCCTAGCAATTGGGATGACTTAACTATCTTTGAACGAAGACGATTTTATCAAGGTGATGTTGATATGTTACCAACAGGAAATGTAGATTACGTTAAAAGAAATAAAGTCTGTGCGCTTGAAGTGTTTGTTGAATGTTTTGGTAAAGATAAGGGAGATAGTAGAGGATCTATGGAAATTAGAAAGATTTCAAACATCTTAAGACAATTAGACAATTGGTCTGTATATGATGGTAATAAAAGTGGGAAAATTCGATTTGGAAAAGATTATGGTGTACAGATAGCTTATGTAAGAGATGAAAGTTTAGAGGATTTAATATAAGAAATATTGAATAAATATGTATTTTAGAGTGTTGTATCAGATGTTGCATCATTTTTTGAGTGATGCAACACGGGAGTGTAAAAAGTAATCGTAGGTGTTGTATCATTTTTGGTGATGCAACATTGATGCAACAAATGATACAACACCTCTTTCCTTTCTAGCTGTAGGGTTCAACCCTGTTTGTTTCCAATGTTGCATCAAATTCACTATAAAGTTTAAAAAGTAGTGTTAGGGAGTAAAGAGGTATAGGGGTAACCTTCTAACAGCTATTTTTAAAAGTTTGGCAAGAATTGATGCAACATCGGAACACAAATATAAATTTTGTATACAAGGTGAATATATGAAAGAATCGACATTAGAAAAATATTTAGTGAAAGAGATAACAAAGCTAAACGGTTTATGTTTAAAATGGGTTGCACCTGGAACAAGAGGTGTGCCAGATAGAATTATTATTATGCCAGAAGGAAAAACATATTTTGTAGAAATGAAGCAAGAAAAAGGAAAGTTGCATCCTTTACAAAAATATGTGCATAGACAATTTGAAAATAGAGATCATAAAGTATATGTGTTATGGAATAAAGAACAAGTAAATACTTTTATCAGAATGGTAGGTGGAACATTTGGCGATTGACTTCAAACCACATAGCTATCAAAAGTATGCAATAGATAAAGTGATAGATAATGAGAAATACGGTCTGTTTTTAGATATGGGTCTAGGGAAAACAGTATCAACACTTACAGCATTTAGTGAATTGCAGTTGTTAGACACTAAAAAAATGTTAGTTATAGCACCTAAACAAGTTGCTAAAGATACATGGGTTGATGAAGTTGATAAGTGGAACCATTTAAATCATCTGAAAGTGTCTTTAGTTTTAGGAACACCTAAAGAAAGAAATGATGCATTAAACACAGAGGCTGATATCTATGTAACCAATAAAGAAAATACTAAATGGTTATGTGATCAATATAAAAAAGAATGGCCATTTGACATGGTGGTGATTGATGAACTGTCTACATTTAAAAGTCCTAAGAGTCAAAGGTTCAAATCTATAAAAAAGAAATTACCACTCATTAATAGATTTATAGGATTAACAGGAACACCTAGCCCAAATAGTTTACAGGATTTATGGGCTCAAGTTTATTTGATAGACAGAGGTGAAAGACTTGAGTCTTCATTCAGTCGTTATCGAGAAAGGTACTTTAAACCAACACATCAAGTTAGCGAACACATTTTTAACTGGGAGCTAAGAGATGGATCTGAAGAAAAGATATATGAACGAATTGAAGATATATGTTTAAGCATGAAAGCAAAAGATTTTTTGAATATGCCTGAGAGAATTGACACTAAACAAACGGTAGCCTTATCTGATAAAGAAAGAAAAGTATATGAAGAATTAGAAAAAAACTATATTTTAGAATCGGAAGAAGAAGGAACAGTTGTAGCTCAAAATGGGGCATCATTAAGTCAGAAATTACTTCAACTATCTAATGGTGCAGTTTATACAGATGATGAAGATGTAAGACTTATACATGATAAGAAGTTAGATAAGTTAGAGGAAATTATAGAGGAGTCTCAAGGCCAACCAATATTATTGTTTTATAACTTCAAACACGATAAAGAAAGAATACTTCAAAGGTTTAAGGAAGCAACCACATTAGAGGATTCAAACTATAAAGAACGTTGGAACAGTGGAGACATTAAGCTGCTTATAGCACATCCAGCAAGTGCAGGACATGGGTTAAACTTACAACAAGGTGGGCACATTATTGTTTGGTTTGGGCTTACATGGTCATTGGAATTATACCAACAAGCAAATGCTAGATTATACAGACAGGGGCAAAATCATACGACTATTATTCATCACATCATGACCGATAACACAATAGATCAAAGAGTATATAAAGCTTTACAAAATAAAGAACTAACGCAAGAAGAATTGATGAAAGCTATTAAAGCAAGAATAGCTAAGCATAAGTAATGGAGGTATAAGATGGGAAAGGCATCATACGATATTAAGCCAGGTACATTTAAATATATTGAGTCAGAGATATATAACCTACAAGAGAACAAGAAAGAGATAAATAGATTGAGAATGGAGATACTTAACCCAACGAAAGAGCTAGACACTAACATTGTGTATGGACCGTTGCAAAAAGGTGAACCAGTTAGAACAACTGAACTAATGGCAACAAGATTATTGACTAATAAGATGTTACGAAACCTAGAAGAAATGGTCGAAGCAGTTGAAAGTGAATACTTAAAGTTACCTGAAGATCATAAGAAAGTAATAAGGTTAAAGTATTGGAATAGAGATAAGAAGCTAAAGATAGAGCAAATAGGGGATGCTTGTCACATGCATCGCAATACAGTTACTACAATACGAAAGAACTTTGTTAAAGCGATAGCGTATCATGCAGGTATCAAATAACATTGTGCAAAGATTGTGCAAAAGGCCTACAAATCTGTGCTAATATGTTAGTGTGGGACAAAAAGATGTATAGGCTCCTTACGATAATAGACGAAACATGTATATGAGGCACATCACTTTGTGGTGTGTCTTTTGTTGTACGATTAGTGAGGTGTGAGTAATGACGAAACAAAACAACACCTATAAGCATGGACGTAAGTCTTACCGATATGATTGGTTCTATCATTCTAAAGCATGGAAAAAGCTAAGAGAAATAGCACTAGATAGGGATAACAACCTATGCCAAATGTGCTTGCGTGAAGGGAAAATTACAGATGCAAACATAGTGCATCACATTGTGTATGTAACAGAAGACTTCAGTAAAGCTTTAGATTTAGAAAATTTGATGTCAGTTTGCTATACCTGTCATAACCAAATTCATGCAAATGATAAAAACAAAGATAAATATAAAAATAAAAAGTTTCGAGTTGAAAAGATTTAAATAAAAGAATTATAAAATAATTTTTAATCCCCCCTACCTGGTGGGGAATTCCATTTTACACCGGGAACCGGTGAAGGCAGGAACGAGAGCAGCGCGGATAATTTTTCATGAAAGGGGGTTTTCTTATGAAATTAACAAAAAAACAGCTGAAAGAATATATTGAAGACTACAAAAAATCTGACGATATGTTAATTAATTTATATTTAGAAACATATGAATTTTATTGTCGATTACGGGATGAATTGAAAAACAGTGATTTGATGATGGAGCATACCAATAAAGCTGGAGCAAGTAATATTGTTAAGAATCCATTAACTATTGAACTGACAAAAACAGTTCAAACACTAAATAACTTACTCAAGTCTATGGGTTTAACTGCAGCACAAAGGAAAAAGATAGTGCAAGAAGAAGGTGGATTCGGTGACTATTAAAGTTTTAAATGAACCTTCACCAAAACTATTAACAACATGGTATGCAGAACAAGTTATTCAAGGGAAAATAAAAACAAGTAAATATGTAAAAAAAGAATGTGAAAGACACATTAGGTATTTGGAAAATGGCGGTAAATGGATGTTTGATGAAGAATTAGCACATCGACCTATTCGATTTATAGAGAAATTTTGTAAACCTTCCAAAGGATCTAAACGTCAACTTGTATTACAGCCTTGGCAACATTTTATTATTGGTAGTTTATTTGGCTGGGTTCATAAAGAAACAAAGCTGCGCAGGTTTAAAGAAGCTTTAATATTTATGGGTCGAAAAAATGGTAAAACAACAACCATTTCTGGTGTCGCTAACTATGCTGTGTCACAAGATGGAGAAAATGGTGCAGAAATTCATTTGTTAGCTAATGTGATGAAACAAGCGAGGATTCTATTTGATGAATCTAAGGCTATGATAAAAGCTAGCCCAAAACTTAGAGAGAATTTCAGGCCTTTAAGAGATGAAATTCATTACGATGCAACGATATCTAAAATTATGCCACAGGCTTCAGACAGTGATAAGTTGGATGGTTTAAATACACATATGGGCATTTTCGATGAAATCCATGAATTTAAAGACTATAAATTGATTTCAGTTATAAAAAACTCAAGAGCGGCAAGGTTACAACCTCTTCTTATCTACATTACGACAGCGGGTTACCAATTAGATGGTCCACTCGTTGATATGGTAGAAGCGGGAAGAGACACATTAGATCAAATCATCGAAGATGAAAGAACTTTTTACTATTTAGCATCTTTAGATGATGACGATGATATAAATGATTCGTCGAATTGGATTAAAGCAAATCCTAACCTGGGCGTTTCTATCGATTTAGATGAAATGAAAGAAGAGTGGGAAAAAGCTAAACGTACACCAGCTGAACGAGGAGATTTTATAACAAAAAGATTTAATATATTTGCTAATAACGACGAAATGAGCTTCATTGATTATCCAACGCTTCAAAAAAATAATGACATTATTTCCTTAGATGAGCTGGAAGGAAGACCTTGTACGATTGGTTACGATTTATCAGAAACAGAAGATTTTACAGCCGCATGTGCAACATTTGCATTAGATAATGGTAAAGTTGCTGTCTTAACACATTCTTGGATTCCTAAGCATAAGGTAGAGTACTCAAATGAAAAAATACCATATAGAGAATGGGAAGAAGATGGCTTACTAACTATTCAAGATAAGCCGTATATTGATTATCAGGATGTCTTTAATTGGATAATAAAGATGAATGAGCATTATGTTGTAGAAAAAATTACTTATGATAGAGCCAATGCTTTCAAACTAAATCAAGAGTTAAAAAATTATGGATTTGAAACAGAAGAAACAAGACAAGGAGCTTTGACTTTAAGTCCAGCACTGAAAGATCTAAAAGAGATGTTTTTAGACGGCAAAATAATATTTAATAACAATCCTTTAATGAAATGGTATATCAATAATGTTCAGTTAAAACTGGACAGAAATGGAAACTGGTTGCCATCTAAACAAAGCAGATATCGTAAAATAGATGGTTTTGCAGCATTTTTAAACACATATACAGATATTATGAATAAAGTTGTTTCTGATAGCGGTGAAGGAAACATAGAGTTTATTAGTATTAAAGACATAATGCGTTAAGGAGGTGAATGTTATCGCAAAAGAGAATATTGTCACACGCATAAAGAAAAAATTGATAGACAATTGGATTGATCAGTCAGCTTCTAAGCTTTATGACTTTAGCCCATGGAAAAATAAATCTTTTTGGGGTGTAATTAATAATACGCTTGAAACTAATGAAACGATATTTTCAGCTATTACAAAGTTATCTAATTCCATGGCGAGTTTGCCCTTGAAAATGTATGAAGATTATAAGGTGGTTAATACTGATGTATCTGATTTACTTACAGTGTCACCGAATAATTCTCTGAGTAGTTTTGATTTTATTAATCAAATTGAAACAATTAGAAATGAAAAAGGTAATGCATATGTGCTAATTGAACGAGACATCTATCATCAACCATCAAAGCTTTTCTTATTAAATCCAGATGTTGTTGAGATGCTGATTGAAAACAAATCACGTGAGCTTTATTATTCAATTCATGCTGCAACGGGAAATAAATTAATTGTTCATAATATGGACATGCTACATTTCAAACACATTGTTGCATCTAATATGGTTCAAGGCATTAGTCCGATTGATGTGTTAAAAAATACAACTGAATTTGATAATGCAGTAAGAAGCTTTAACCTGACAGAAATGCAAAAGCCAGATTCATTCATGCTTAAATACGGTTCCAATGTAAGTACAGAAAAAAGGCAACAAGTATTAGAAGATTTTAAACAATACTACAAAGAAAATGGTGGAATATTATTCCAAGAGCCGGGTGTTGAAATCGAACCGCTACCTAAAAAATATGTCTCTGAAGATATAGTAGCAAGTGAAAATTTAACAAGAGAAAGAGTAGCTAACGTTTTTCAATTGCCCTCAGTATTTTTAAACGCAAAATCAAACACAAATTTTGCGAAAAATGAAGAGTTAAACAGATTTTACTTACAGCATACCTTATTGCCAATCGTCAAACAGTATGAAGAAGAATTTAATCGAAAACTACTTACTAAAACAGATAGAGAAAAAAATAGGTATTTTAAATTTAACGTTAAATCTTATTTAAGGGCTGATAGTGCAACACAAGCAGAAGTGTACTTTAAAGCAGTTCGTAGTGGCTATTACACTATAAATGACATTAGAGAGTGGGAGGATTTACCACCAGTTGAAGGTGGAGACAAGCCACTAATAAGCGGAGACCTGTATCCGATTGACACGCCACTTGAATTAAGAAAATCTTTGAAAGGTGGTGATAAAAATGTCAAAGAAAGCTAAGTATTTTCAAATGAAAAGAAAATCAAAAAGTAAAGGCGAAATATTTATTTATGGTGATATTGTAAGTGATAAATGGTTTGAAAATGATGTGACTGCTACAGATTTCAAAAATAAACTAGATGATCTAGGAGACATCAGTGAAATAGATGTTCATATAAATTCATCTGGAGGCAGTGTATTTGAAGGGCATGCAATATACAATATGCTAAAAATGCATCCTGCAAAAATTAATATCTATGTCGATGCCTTAGCGGCATCAATTGCAAGTGTTATCGCTATGAGTGGTGACGCTATTTTTATGCACAAAAATAGTTTTTTAATGATTCATAATTCATGGGTTATGACTGTAGGTAATGCAGAAGAATTAAGAAAGACAGCGGATTTACTTGAAAAAACAGATGCTGTTAGTAATTCAGCTTATTTAGATAAAGCAAAAGATTTAGATCAAGAACACTTAAAACAGATGTTAGATGCAGAAACTTGGCTTACTGCAGAAGAAGCCTTGTCTTTCGGCTTGATAGATGAAATTTTAGGAGCTAATGAAATAGCTGCTAGTATCTCTAAAGAGCAATATAAGCGTTTCGAGAACGTCCCAGAAGATTTAAAGAAAGATGTAGACAAAATCACTAAAATTGATGATGTAGATACATCTGAATTGGTTGAAACACCTAAAGAAAGTATGTCACTAGAAGAAAAAGAAAAAAGAGAAAAAATTAAACGCGAATGCGAAATTTTAAAAATGACAATGAATTATTAGGAGGAAATGAAATGCCGACATTATATGAATTAAAACAATCCTTAGGTATGATTGGACAACAATTAAAAAATAAAAATGATGAATTGAGTCAGAAAGCAACAGATCCAAATATTGATATGGAAGACATCAAACAACTAGAAACAGAAAAAGCAGGTTTACAACAAAGATTTAACATTGTTGAAAGACAAGTGCAAGACATTGAAGAGAAAGAAAAAGCGAAAGTTAAAGATAAAGGAGAAGCTTATCAATCTTTAAGTGATAATGAGAAGATGGTTAAAGCTAAGGCAGAGTTTTATCGTCACGCGATTTTACCAAATGAATTTGAAAAACCTTCAATGGAGGCACAACGTTTATTACACGCTTTACCAACAGGAAATGATTCAGGTGGAGATAAGCTCTTACCAAAAACACTTTCTAAAGAAATTGTTTCAGAACCATTTGCTAAAAACCAATTACGTGAAAAAGCTCGTCTAACTAACATTAAAGGTTTAGAGATTCCAAGAGTTTCATACACTTTAGACGATGATGATTTCATTACAGACGTAGAAACAGCAAAAGAATTAAAAGCAAAAGGTGATACAGTCAAGTTCACTACTAATAAATTCAAAGTATTTGCTGCAATTTCAGATACTGTAATTCATGGATCAGATGTAGATTTAGTAAACTGGGTTGAAAACGCACTACAATCAGGATTAGCAGCTAAAGAGCGTAAAGATGCCTTAGCAGTAAGTCCTAAATCTGGATTAGAACACATGTCATTTTATAATGGATCTGTTAAAGAAGTTGAGGGAGCAGACATGTATGATGCTATTATTAACGCTTTAGCAGATTTACATGAAGATTATCGTGATAACGCAACAATTTATATGCGATATGCAGATTATGTCAAAATTATTAGTGTTCTTTCAAATGGAACAACAAATTTCTTTGACACACCAGCAGAAAAAGTATTTGGCAAACCAGTAGTATTTACAGATGCAGCAGTTAAACCTATTGTGGGAGATTTCAATTATTTTGGAATTAACTATGATGGAACAACTTATGACACTGATAAAGATGTTAAAAAAGGCGAATATTTGTTTGTATTAACTGCATGGTATGATCAGCAACGTACATTAGACAGTGCATTCAGAATTGCAAAAGCAAAAGAAAATACAGGTTCATTACCCAGCTAAGCCCCAAAAGGTTAATGTAACAGCTAAGGCTAAATCAGCTGTAATATCAGCCGAATAGGGGTGATGAAATGAGTTTAGAAGAAATTAAATTGTGGTTGAGAATTGACTATAATTTCGAAAATGATTTAATTGAAGGTCTCATTCAATCGGCTAAGTCTGAATTACTATTAAGTGGGGTTCCAGATTATGACAAAGATGACTTGGAATACCCGCTTTTTTGTACAGCGATTAGATATATCATTGCAAGAGATTATGAAAGTCGTGGGTACTCAAATGACCAATCTAGAAGCAAGGTTTTTAATGAAAAGGGATTGCAAAAAATGATTCTGAAATTAAAAAAGTGGTAGGTGATTTTTAAATGGAATTTAATGAATTTAAAGATCGCGCATATTTTTTTCAATATGTAAATAAAGGGCCGTATCCAGATGAAGAGGAAAAAATGAAATTGTATAGTTGCTTTTGTAAAATATATAATCCTTCTATGAAAGATAGAGAAATTTTAAAAGCGACTGAATCAAAGTCAGGACTAACCATAATTATGAGGTCTTCTAAAATTGAATATCTACCACAAACAAATCACTTAGTTAAAATTGACAGAGGCTTATATTCCGATAAATTATTCAACATTAAAGAAATAAGAATTGATACACCAGATATTGGCTATAATACAGTGGTTTTATCAGAAAAATGAGTGTAGAAATTAAAGGGATACCTGAAGTGTTGAAGAAATTAGAATCGGTATACGGTAAACAATCAATGCAAGCTAAGAGTGATAGAGCTTTAAATGAAGCATCTGAATTTTTTATAAAGGCTTTAAAGAAAGAATTCGAGAGTTTTAAAGATACGGGTGCTAGCATAGAAGAAATGACTAAATCTAAGCCTTATACAAAAGTAGGAAGTCAAGAAAGAGCTGTTTTAATTGAATGGGTAGGCCCTATGAATCGCAAAAACATTATTCACTTGAATGAACATGGTTATACAAGAGATGGAAAAAAATATACACCAAGAGGTTTTGGAGTTATTGCAAAAACATTAGCTGCTAATGAACGGAAGTATAGAGAAATTATAAAAAAGGAGTTGGCCAGATAAATGAATATATTAAACACCATAAAAGAAATTTTATTATCTGATGCAGAGCTCCAAACATATATAAATTCTAGAATATACTATTATAAAGTCACTGAAAATGCTGAAACTTCCAAACCTTTTGTTGTTATTACACCTATTTATGATTTACCTTCAGACTTCATGTCTGATAAATATCTTAGTGAAGAATACTTAATTCAAATAGATGTAGAATCTTCAAATAATCAGAAAACAATTGATATAACAAAACGAATAAGATATCTGTTATATCAACAAAATTTAATTCAAGCATCTAGTCAGTTAGATGCTTATTTTGAAGAAACTAAACGTTATGTGATGTCGAGACGTTATCAAGGCATACCAAAAAATATATATTATAAAAATCAGCGCATCGAATAGGTGTGCTTTTTAATTTTTAAGGAGGAAATAAGCAATGGCAGAAGGACAAGGTTCTTATAAAGTAGGTTTTAAAAGATTATACGTTGGAGTTTTTAACCCAGAAGCAACAAAAGTAGTTAAACGCATGACATGGGAAGATGAAAAAGGTGGTACAGTTGATCTAAATATCACAGGTTTAGCACCAGATTTAGTAGATATGTTTGCATCTAACAAACGTGTATGGATGAAAAAACAAGGTACTAATGAAGTTAAGTCTGACATGAGTATTTTCAATATTCCAAGTGATGATTTAAACACAGTTATTGGACGTACTAAAGATAAAAATGGTACATCTTGGGTAGGAGAGAATACAAGAGCACCGTATGTAACAGTAATTGGCGAATCGGAAGATGGTTTAACAGGTCAGCCGGTATATGTAGCCTTACTTAAAGGTACTTTTAGTTTAGATTCAATTGAATTTAAAACACGAGGTGAAAAAGCAGAAGCCCCAGAACCTACAAAATTAACAGGTGACTGGATGAATAGAAAAGTTGATGTTGATGGAACGTCACAAGGTATTGTATACGGTTATCATGAAGGTAAAGAAGGAGAAGCAGAATTCTTCAAAAAAGTATTCGTTGGATACACGGACAGTGAAGATCATTCAGAGGATTCTGCAGGTTCGTTACCCAGCTAATCCCCAAAATGTTGAAGTAGCAGTTAATTCAAAATCTGCAACAGTTTCAGCAGAATAGGGGCTTTCAAAATAAATCAAAGGAGAATAATTTATGACTAAAACTTTAAAGGTTTATAAAGGAGACGACGTCGTAGCTTCTGAACAAGGTGAAGGTAAAGTGTCAGTAACTTTATCTAATTTAGAAGCGGATACAACTTATCCAAAAGGTACTTACCAAGTGGCATGGGAAGAAAATGGTAAAGAATCTAGTAAAGTTGATGTACCTCAATTCAAAACCAATCCAATTCTAGTCTCAGGCGTATCATTTACACCAGAAACTAAATCAATTATGGTAAATACCGATGACAATGTTGAGCCAAACATTGCACCAAGCACAGCAACGAATAAAATATTGAAATATACAAGTGAACATCCAGAATTTGTTACTGTAGATGAAAATACAGGAGCAATTCACGGTGTAGCTGAAGGTACTTCAGTAATCACTGCTACGTCTACTGATGGAAGCGATAAGTCAGGACAAATTTCAGTGACAGTAACAAACGGATAGGGATTTAAGGCGCAGTATATCTGCGTCTTTTTTATTTGAATAAAAGGAGCTAATACAATGATTAAATTTGAAATTAAAGATCGTAAAACAGGAAAAACAGAGAGCTATACAAAAGAAGATGTAACAATGGGCGAAGCAGAAAAATGCTATGAGTATTTAGAATTAGTAAATCAAGAGAATAAAAAAGAAGCACCTAACGCAACAAAAATGAGACAAAAAGAGCGACAGTTATTAGTAGATTTATTTAAAGATGAAGGATTGACTGAAGAAGATGTTCTGAACAAGATGAGTACTAAAACTTATACAAAAGCCTTACAAGATATATTTCGAGAAATCAATGGTGAAGATGAAGAAGATTCAGAAACTGAACCAGAAGAGATGGGAAAGACAGAAGAATAATCTCAATAAAAGACATTTTATCGAACATTAAGAAAATACAACGTTTCTGTATGGAGCAGTATGGGTGGACATTAACTGAAGTCAGAAAACAGCCGTATGTAAAACTTTTAGAAATACTTAATGAAGAGAATAAAGAAGAGACTGAAGAAAAACAAAGTGAACAAAAAGTCATTACAGGTACGGATTTAAGAAAACTTTTTGGAAGCTAGAAAGGAGGTTAATATGAATGAAAAAGTAGAAGGCATGACCTTGGAGCTGAAATTAGACCATTTAGGTGTCCAAGAAGGCATGAAAGGTTTAAAGCGACAATTAGGTGTTGTTAATAGTGAAATGAAAGCTAATCTGTCAGCATTTGATAAGTCTGAAAAATCAATGGAAAAATATCAGGCGAGAATTAAGGGGTTAAATGATAGGCTTAAAGTTCAAAAAAAGATGTATTCTCAAGTAGAAGATGAGCTTAAACAAGTTAACGCTAATTACCAAAAAGCTAAATCCAGTGTAAAAGATGTTGAGAAAGCATATTTAAAGTTAGTAGAAGCCAATAAAAAAGAAAAATTAGCTCTTGATAAATCTAAAGAAGCCTTAAAATCATCGAATACAGAACTTAAAAAAGCTGAAAATCAATATAAACGTACAAATCAACGTAAACAAGATGCGTATCAAAAACTTAAACAGTTGAGAGATGCAGAACAAAAGCTTAAGAATAGTAACCAAGCTACTACTGCACAACTAAAAAGAGCAAGTGACGCAGTACAGAAGCAGTCCGCTAAGCATAAAGCACTTGTTGAACAATATAAACAAGAAGGCAATCAAGTTCAAAAACTAAAAGTGCAAAATGACAATCTTTCAAAATCAAATGATAAAATTGAAAGTTCTTACGCTAAAACTAATACTAAATTAAAGCAAACAGAAAAAGAATTTAATGATTTAAACAATACTATTAAGAATCATAGCGCTAATGTCGCAAAAGCTGAAACAGCTGTTAATAAAGAAAAAGCTGCTTTAAATAATTTGGAGCGTTCAATAGATAAAGCTTCATCCGAAATGAAGACTTTTAACAAAGAACAAATGATAGCTCAAAGTCATTTCGGTAAACTTGCAAGTCAAGCGGATGTCATGTCAAAGAAATTTAGTTCTATTGGAGACAAAATGACTTCCCTGGGACGTACAATGACGATGGGCGTATCTACACCGATTACTTTAGGTTTAGGTGCAGCATTAAAAACGAGTGCAGACTTTGAAGGGCAAATGTCTCGAGTTGGAGCGATTGCACAAGCAAGCAGTAAAGACTTAAAAAGCATGTCTAATCAAGCGGTTGACTTAGGAGCTAAAACAAGTAAAAGTGCTAACGAAGTTGCTAAAGGTATGGAAGAATTGGCAGCTTTAGGCTTTAATGCCAAACAAACAATGGAGGCTATGCCAGGTGTTATCAGCGCAGCAGAAGCAAGTGGTGCAGAAATGGCTACAACTGCAACTGTAATGGCTTCAGCGATTAACTCTTTCGGTTTAAAAGCATCTGATGCAAATCATGTTGCTGATTTACTTGCGAGATCAGCAAATGATAGTGCTGCAGATATTCAATATATGGGAGATGCATTAAAATATGCAGGTACTCCAGCAAAAGCATTAGGAGTTTCAATAGAGGACACTTCTGCAGCAATTGAAGTTTTATCTAACTCAGGTTTAGAGGGGTCTCAAGCAGGTACTGCATTAAGAGCTTCGTTTATTAGGCTAGCTAATCCAAGTAAAAGTACAGCTAAGGAAATGAAAAAATTAGGTATTCATTTGTCTGATGCTAAAGGTGAGTTTGTTGGAATGGGCGAATTGATTAGACAGTTCCAAGATAACATGAAAGGCATGACGAGAGAACAAAAATTAGCAACAGTGGCTACAATAGTTGGCACTGAAGCAGCAAGTGGATTTTTAGCCTTGATTGAAGCGGGTCCAGATAAAATTAATAGCTATAGCAAATCATTGAAGAACTCTAATGGTGAAAGTAAAAAAGCAGCTGATTTGATGAAAGATAACCTCAAAGGTGCTCTGGAACAATTAGGTGGCGCTTTTGAATCGTTAGCAATTGAAGTTGGTAAAGATTTAACGCCTATGATTAGAGCAGGTGCGGAAGGATTAACAAAATTAGTTGATGGATTTACACATCTTCCTGGTTGGGTTAGAAAGGCTTCGGTAGGCTTAGCAATTTTTGGTGCATCTATTGGTCCTGCTGTTCTTGCTGGTGGCTTATTAATACGTGCAGTTGGGAGCGCGGCTAAAGGCTATGCATCATTAAATAGACGCATTGCTGAAAATACAATTCTTTCTAATACCAATTCAAAAGCAATGAAATCTTTAGGTCTTCAAACATTATTTCTTGGTTCTACAACAGGAAAAACGTCAAAAGGCTTTAAAGGATTAGCCGGAGCTATGTTGTTTAATTTAAAACCTATAAATGTTTTGAAAAATTCTGCAAAGCTAGCAATTTTACCGTTCAAACTTTTGAAAAACGGTTTAGGATTAGCCGCAAAATCCTTATTTGCAGTAAGTGGAGGCGCAAGATTTGCTGGTGTAGCCTTAAAGTTTTTAACAGGACCTATAGGTGCTACAATAACTGCTATTACAATTGCATATAAAGTTTTTAAAACCGCATATGATCGTGTGGAATGGTTCAGAAACGGTATTAACGGTTTAGGAGAAACTATAAAGTTTTTTGGTGGCAAAATTATTGGCGGTGCTGTTAGGAAGCTAGGAGAGTTTAAAAATTATCTTGGAAGTATAGGCAAAAGCTTCAAAGAAAAGTTTTCAAAGGATATGAAAGATGGTTATAAATCATTAAGCGACGATGACCTTCTCAAAGTAGGAGTCAACAAGTTTAAAGGATTTATGCAAACCATGGGCACAGCTTCTAAAAAAGCGTCTGATACTGTAAAAGTGTTAGGGAAAGGTGTTTCAAAAGAAACAGAAAAAGCTTTAGAAAAATATGTGCATTATTCTGAAGAAAATAGCAGAATCATGGAAAAAGTACGTTTAAACTCGGGTCAGATATCAGAAGACAAAGCAAAAAAACTTTTGAAAATTGAAACGGATTTATCTAATAACCTTATAGCTGAAATAGAAAAAAGAAATAAAAAGGAACTCGAAAAAACTCAAGAACTTATTGATAAGTATAGTGCATTCGATGAACAAGAAAAGCAAAACATTTTAACTAGAACTAAAGAAAAAAATGACTTGCGAATTAAAAAAGAGCAAGAACTCAATCAGAAAATCAAAGAATTGAAAGAAAAAGCTTTAAGTGATGGTCAGATTTCAGAAAATGAAAGAAAAGAAATTGAAAAGCTTGAAAATCAAAGACGTGACATCACTGTTAAAGAATTGAGTAAGACTGAAAAAGAGCAAGAGCGTATTTTAGTAAGAATGCAAAGAAACAGAAATGCTTATTCAATAGACGAAGCGAGCAAAGCAATTAAAGAAGCAGAAAAAGCAAGAAAAGCAAGAAAAAAAGAAGTGGATAAGCAGTATGAAGATGATGTCATTGCTATAAAAAATAACGTCAACCTTTCTAAGTCTGAAAAAGATAAATTGTTAGCTATTGCTGATCAAAGACATAAGGATGAAGTAAGAAAGGCAAAATCTAAAAAAGATGCTGTAGTAGACGTTGTTAAAAAGCAAAATAAAGATATTGATAAAGAAATGGATTTATCCAGTGGACGTGTATATAAAAATACTGAAAAGTGGTGGAATGGTCTTAAAAGTTGGTGGTCTAACTTTAGAGAAGACCAAAAGAAGAAAAGTGATAAATACGCTAAAGAACAAGAAGAAACAGCTCGTAGAAACAGAGAAAATATAAAGAAATGGTTTGGAAATGCTTGGGACGGCGTAAAAACTAAAACTGGTGAAGCCTTTAGTAAAATGGGCAGAAATGCTAATCATTTTGGCGGCGAAATGAAAAAAATGTGGAGTGGAATCAAAGGAATTCCAAGCAAATTAAGTTCAAGTTGGAGCTCAGCCAAAAGTTCTGTAGGATATCACACTAAGGCTATAGCTAATAGTACTGGTAAATGGTTTGGAAAAGCTTGGCAATCTGTTAAATCGACAACAGGAAGTATTTACAATCAAACTAAGCAAAAGTATTCAGATGCCTCAGATAAAGCTTGGGCGCATTCAAAATCTATTTGGAGAGGCACATCAAAATGGTTTAGCAATGCATATAAAAGTGCAAAGGGCTGGCTAACGGATATGGCTAATAAATCGCGCTCGAAATGGGATAATATTTCTAGTACAGCATGGTCGAATGCAAAATCCGTTTGGAAAGGCACATCGAAATGGTTTGGTAACTCATACAAATCTTTAAAAGGTTGGACTGGGGATATGTATTCAAGAGCCCACGATCGTTTTGATGCAATTTCAAGTTCGGCATGGTCTAACGCTAAATCAGTATTTAATGGTTTTAGAAAATGGCTATCAAAAACATATGATTGGATTAGAGATATTGGTAAAGACATGGGAAGAGCTGCGGCTGATTTAGGTAAAAATGTTGCTAATAAAGCTATTGGCGGTTTGAATAGCATGATTGGCGGTATTAATAAAATATCTAAAGCCATTACTGATAAAAATCTCATCAAGCCAATACCTACATTGTCTACTGGTACTTTAGCAGGAAAGGGTGTAGCTACCGATAATTCGGGAGCATTAACGCAACCGACATTTGCTGTATTAAATGATAGAGGTTCTGGAAACGCCCCAGGTGGTGGAGTTCAAGAAGTAATTCACAGGGCTGACGGAACATTCCATGCACCCCAAGGACGAGATGTGGTTGTTCCACTAGGAGTTGGAGATAGTGTAATAAATGCCAATGACACTCTGAAGTTACAGCGGATGGGGGTTTTGCCAAAATTCCATGGTGGTACGAAAAAGAAAAAATGGATGGAACAAGTTACTGAAAATCTTGGTAAAAAAGCAGGGGGCTTCGGTTCTAAAGCTAAAAACACAGCTCATAATATCAAAAAAGGTGCAGAAGAAATGGTTGAAGCGGCAGGCGATAAAATCAAAGATGGTGCATCTTGGTTAGGCGATAAAATCGGCGATGTGTGGGATTATGTACAACATCCAGGGAAACTAGTAAATAAAGTAATGTCAGGTTTAAATATTAATTTTGGAGGCGGAGCTAACGCTACAGTAAAAATTGCTAAAGGCGCGTACTCATTGCTCAAAAAGAAATTAGTAGACAAAGTAAAATCGTGGTTTGAAGATTTTGGTGGTGGAGGCGATGGAAGCTATCTATTTGACCATCCAATTTGGCAAAGGTTTGGGAGCTACACAGGTGGACTTAACTTTAATGGCGGTCGTCACTATGGTATCGACTTTCAAATGCCTACTGGAACGAACATTTATGCTGTTAAAGGCGGTATAGCTGATAAAGTATGGACTGATTACGGTGGCGGTAATTCTATACAAATTAAGACCGGTGCTAATGAATGGAACTGGTATATGCATTTATCTAAGCAATTAGCAAGACAAGGCCAACGTATTAAAGCTGGTCAACTGATAGGGAAATCCGGTGCTACAGGTAATTTCGTTAGAGGAGCACACTTACATCTCCAATTGATGAGAGGTTCACATCCAGGTAATGATACAGCAGTAGATCCTATGAAATGGTTGAAGTCACTTAAAGGTGGCGGTGGTAAGGTTGGCGGAAGCGGATACGAGAATGCAAAAAGAGCTATTCTAAGAGCACAATCAATTTTAGGTGGACGATATAGATCTGACTATATCACTACTCAGATGTTAAGAGTAGCCAAGCGTGAAAGTAACTATCAGGCAGATGCTATTAACAACTGGGATTCCAACGCAAGAGCAGGTACACCGTCTAAAGGTATGTTCCAAATGATTGAGCCTTCATTTAGAGCTTTTGCTAAGCCCGGACATGGAAATATTTATAATCCTACTGATGAGGCGATTTCAGCAATGAAATACATTGTTGCTAAGTACGGTTGGGGAGGCTTTAAACGCGCAGGAGATTATGCCTATGCGAATGGAGGTCTTATAACTAAACATCAAATCGCTGAAGTGGGAGAAGGAGATAAACCAGAAATGGTTATTCCGTTGACACGACGCAAAAGAGCAATGCAATTAACTGAACAGGTTATGCGCATCATCGGTATGGATGGCAAGCCAAATAACATCACTGTAAATAATGATACTTCTACGGTTGAAAAATTATTGAAACAAATTGTTATGCTAACGGATAAAGGAAATAAATTAACAGATGCATTGATTCAAACTGTTTCTTCTCAGGATAATAATTTAGGTTCTAATGATGCAATTAGAGGTTTAGAAAAAATATTGTCAAAACAAAGTGGGCATAGAGCAAATGCAAATAATTATATGGGAGGTTTGACTAATTAATGCAATCTTTTGTAAAAATCATAGATGGTTACAAGGAAGAAGTAATAACAGATTTTAATCAGCTTATATTTTTAGATGCAAGGGCTGAAAGTCCAAACACCAATGATAACAGTGTAACTATTAACGGAGTAGATGGTATTTTACCGGGCGCAATTAGTTTTGCGCCTTTTTCATTAGTATTAAGGTTTGGCTATGATGGTATAGATGTTATAGATTTAAATTTATTTGAGCATTGGTTTAGATCTGTGTTTAATCGCAGACATCCTTATTATGTTATTACTTCTCAAATGCCTGGTGTTAAATATGCAGTGAATACAGCTAATGTTACATCTAATTTAAAAGATGGTTCTTCAACTGAAATTGAAGTAAGTTTAAATGTTTATAAAGGGTATTCTGAATCAGTTAATTGGACCGATAGCGAGTTCTTATTCGACTCTAATTGGATGTTTGAAAATGGAATTCCTCTTGATTTCACACCTAAATATACTCATACATCAAATCAATTTACTATTTGGAACGGTTCTACTGATACGATAAATCCACGATTCAAGCACGATTTGAAAATATTAATTAATTTAAATGGGAGTGGAGGATTTGAACTGGTTAACTATACAACAGGTGATATTTTTAAGTACAACAAAAGTATAGATAAAAACACTGATTTTGTTTTAGATGGTGTGTATGCATATCGAGATATAAATAGAGTGGGAATTGATACAAATAGAGGCATTATAACATTAGCGCCAGGTAAAAATGAATTTAAGATTAAAGGAGACGTCAGTGATATTAAAACTACATTTAAGTTTCCTTTTATTTATAGGTAGGTGATTTAATGGATTATCATGATCATTTATCAGTAATGGATTTTAATGAATTGATTTGTGAAAATTTACTAGATGTAGATTACGGTTCTTTTAAAGAATATTATGAACTGAATGAAGCTAGGTACATCACCTTTACAGTTTATAGAACTACTCATAATAGTTTTGTTTTTGATTTATTGATTTGTGAAAACTTCATAATTTATCATGGTGAAAAATACACAATTAAGCAGACAGCGCCAAAGGTTGAAGGTGATAAAGTTTTTATTGAAGTTACGGCATATCACATAATGTATGAATTTCAAAATCACTCAGTGGAATCAAATAAGCTTGATGACGACAGTAGCGAAACTGGTAAAACGCCAGAATACTCTTTAGATGAGTACTTAAGATATGGATTTGCAAATCAAAAAACGTCAGTCAAGATGACCTATAAAATAATTGGAGATTTTAAAAGAAAAATACCAATTGATGAATTAGGTAATAAAAATGGCTTAGAATATTGTAAAGAAGCGGTAGACCTGTTTGGCTGTATAATTTACCCAAATGATACAGAGATTGGTTTTTATTCTCCTGAAACATTTTATCAAAGAAGCGAGAAAGTGATTCGATATCAATATAATACTGATACTGTATCTGCAACTGTCAGTACATTGGAATTAAGAACAGCTATAAAAGTTTTTGGAAAAAAGTATACAGCTGAGGAAAAGAAAAATTATAATCCTATTAGAACAACTGACATTAAATATTCAAATGGTTTTATAAAAGAAGGTACTTATCGTACCGCAACAATTGGGTCTAAAGCTACTATTAACTTTGATTGCAAGTATGGTAATGAAACAGTTAGATTTACAATAAAAAAGGGCTCTCAAGGTGGAATATATAAGTTGATTTTAGACGGCAAGCAAATTAAGCAAATTTCTTGTTTTGCTAAGTCGGTTCAGTCTGAAACAATAGATTTAATAAAAAATATTGATAAAGGCAAGCACGTTTTAGAAATGATATTTTTAGGAGAAGACCCCAAAAATAGAATTGATATATCTTCAAATAAAAAAGCTAAGCCTTGTATGTATGTTGGAACTGAAAAATCAACAGTCTTAAATTTAATTGCTGACAACTCAGGTCGCAATCAATACAAAGCAATTGTTGACTACGTCGCAGATAGTGCAAAGCAGTTTGGGATTCGATATGCTAATACGCAAACAAATGAAGATATCGAAACACAGGATAAGCTGTTAGAATTTGCAAAAAAGCAAATAAATGATACTCCTAAGACTGAATTAGATGTTAATTATATAGGTTATGAAAAAATAGAGCCAAGAGATAGCGTATTCTTTGTTCATGAATTAATGGGATATAACACTGAATTAAAGGTTGTTAAACTTGATAGGTCACATCCATTTGTAAACGCAATAGATGAAGTGTCTTTCAGCAATGAAATAAAAGATATGGTACAAATTCAACAAGCGCTTAACAGACGAGTTATTGCACAAGATAATAGATATAACTATCAAGCAAATCGTATAAATCATTTATACACTAGTACTTTGAATTCTCCTTTCGAGACAATGGATATAGGGAGTGTATTAATATAATGGCAACAGAAGAAGTTAAAATCAAAGCGCTACTTGAAAACGATAAACAGTACTTTCCAGCTACACATTGGAAAGCTATAAATGGGATACCTTATGCAGGCAGTAGTGATATTGATGGATTGCCTCAAGACGGTATCATTTCGGTAGATGATAAAAATAAATTAGATAATTTAAAAATAGGCGAAGCAGGAATTATTCAAAATAGCATTGTACAGAAATCCCCAAACGGTAAATTGTGGAAAATAACAGTTGACGATAGTGGGAAACTTGGTACAGTGCTATTTTATTAGAAAGGAAGGTGCATTATGGAAAATTTGTATTTAATAAAGGATTTGGGAGCTTTAGCAGGTCGAGATTATAGAGCTAAGGAAATACAAAACTTACAAAGAATAGAGCAATTTGCGCTTGGCTTGACAACAGAGTTTAAGTTGCATCAGAAAGCTAAAACAATTCAACACTTCGCTGAGCAAATTTATTATAATGGTAGATCGCAAGCAGCAGTAAACAAATCTTTACAAAGTCAAATTAACGCACTTGTTGTGGCACCACGTAATAACAGTGCTAATGAGATTGTTCAAGCTCGAGTTAATGTAAACGGCGAAACCTTTGACACATTAAAAGAACATTTAGACGATTGGGAAACCAAAACTCAAATTAATAAAGAGGAAACTATAAGAGAATTAAATAAGACCAAACAAGAAATTCTTGATATCGAGTATCGTTTTGAACCTGATAAGCAAGAATTTTTATTTGTGACAGAACTTGCACCTCTTACAAATGCAGTAATGCAATCCTTCTGGTTTGATAATAGAACAGGCATAGTATACATGACACAAGCTAGAAATAATGGCTATATGCTAAGTCGTTTAAGACCTAATGGTCAATTTATAGACAGCTCATTGATTGTAGGTGGGGGTCATGGTACACATAACGGTTATAGATATATTGATGATGAGTTATGGATTTATAGTTTTATCTTAAATGGTAATAATGAGAATACATTAGTTCGTTTCAAGTATACGCCTAATGTGGAAATTAGCTATGGCAAGTATGGTATGCAAGATGTATTTACAGGACACCCAGAAAAACCCTACATCACCCCTGTCATAAATGAAAAAGAAAATAAAATTCTATACAGAATTGAGAGACCTAGAAGTCAGTGGGAACTTGAAAACTCAATGAATTATATAGAGATAAGAAGTTTAGACGATGTTGATAAAAATATTGATAAAGTTTTGCATAAAATCAGTATCCCTATGAGACTAACAAACGAAACCCAACCAATGCAGGGTGTGACTTTTGATGAAAAATACTTGTATTGGTATACAGGAGACAGTAATCCAAATAATAGAAACTATTTAACGGCTTTCGATTTAGAAACAGGAGAAGAAGCGTATCAGGTTAATGCTGACTATGGTGGAACACTAGATTCATTTCCTGGCGAATTCGCGGAAGCAGAAGGTTTGCAAATATACTATGACAAAGATAGTGGTAAAAAAGCTTTGATGCTAGGTGTTACTGTCGGTGGTGATGGAAATAGAACACATCGTATTTTCATGATTGGGCAAAGAGGTATTTTAGAAATACTTCACTCAAGAGGCGTTCCTTTTATCATGAGTGACACAGGTGGTAGAGTTAAACCTTTACCAATGAGGCCTGATAAACTTAAGAATCTTGGGATGTTAACAGAGCCAGGTCTTTACTATTTATACACTGATCATACAGTTCAAATCGATGATTTCCCATTACCAAGAGAATGGCGTGATGCAGGTTGGTTCTTGGAAGTTAAGCCACCACAAACTGGCGGTGATGTAATTCAGATATTGACGCGTAATAGTTATGCAAGGAATATGATGACTTTTGAAAGGGTTCTTTCTGGAAGAACTGGAGACATTTCGGACTGGAATTATGTGCCTAAAAATAGTGGTAAATGGGAGAGAGTACCTTCATTCATCACAAAAATGTCAGATATTAACATAGTAGGTATGTCGTTTTATTTAACTACGGATGATACAAAACGTTTTACAGATTTTCCAACTGAACGTAAAGGGGTAGCAGGTTGGAACTTATATGTAGAAGCTTCTAACACAGGTGGTTTTGTTCATAGGCTAGTTCGTAATAGTGTTACAGCATCTTGTGAAATATTATTGAAGAACTATGATAGTAAAACAAGTTCAGGGCCATGGACTTTACACGAAGGGAGAATTATAAGTTAATGAGTAATTTAGAGAAATCTGTAGCTATAAATTTAGAAAACACAGCGCATTATGAAAATATTTCAAATCTAGATATAACTTTTAGAACAGGAGAGAGTGATTCTTCTGTTCTTCTTTTTAATATCATTAAAAATAATCAACCGTTATTACTGAGTGAAGAAAATATCAAAGCACGAATAGCGATTCGAGGTAAAGGAGTAATGATAGTTGCTCCACTAGAAATATTAGATCCATTTAAAGGTATTTTAAAATTTCAATTACCTAATGATGTAATTAAAAGAGATGGAAGTTATCAAGCTCAAGTTTCGGTTGCAGAATTAGGTAATTCAGACGTGGTAGTTGTAGAGAGAACTATCACATTTAATGTTGAAAAAAGTTTGTTTAGCAAGGTTCCCTCTGAAACAAAACTACACTATATTGTTGAGTTTCAAGAATTAGAAAAAACTATTATGGATCGCGCGAAAGCAATGGACGAGGCTATAAAAAATGGTGAGGATTATGCGAGTCTGATTGAAAAAGCTAAAGAAAAAGGTCTATCAGATATTCAAATAGCAAAATCTTCAAGTATTGATGAATTAAAGCAACTTGCTAATAGCCGTATATCTGATTTGGAAAATAAAGCGCAAGCATATTCAAGAACATTCGATGAGCAAAAGCGATATATGGATGAGAAACATGAAGCCTTCAAGCAGTCAGTGAATAGTGGTGGTTTAGTCACAAGTGGCTCAACTTCAAATTGGCAAAAAGCTAAGATTACTAAAGATGATGGTAAGATAATGCAGATTACTGGATTTGATTTTAATAATCCAGAACAAAGAATAGGCGATTCAACCCAATTTATTTATGTTTCGCAAGCTATAAATTATCCAAGAGGCGCAAGCACTAATGGTACTGTCGAATATTTAGTAGTAACTTCCGACTACAAACGTATGACATATCGTCCAAATGGTACAAATAAAGTATTTGTTAAGAGAAAAGAAGTGGGTTCGTGGTCTGATTGGTCAGAATTAGCGCTTAATGATTACAACACACCTTTTGAAACTGTTCAAAACGCGCAATCAAAGGCTAACACGGCTGAAAGCAATGCCAAACTATACACAGATGACAAGTTTAATAAAAGATATTCAGTTATTTTTGATGGGACGGCAAATGGCGTTGGCTCAACATTATATCTTAATGAAAGTTTAGATCAATTTATTTTGTTAATTTTTTATGGAACTTTTCCAGGTGGAGATTTTACTGAGTTTGGCAACCCCTTTGGTGGCGGAAAAATTTCATTGAACCCATCAAATTTACCGGATAATGACGGTGACGGTGGAGGCGTTTATGAGTTTGGATTAACTAAATCTAGTCGTACATCATTAACTATATCAAACGATGTTTATTTTGACTTAGGAAGTCGAAGAGGTTCTGGTGCAAATGCAAATAGAGGAACAATCAACAAAATTATAGGAGTGAGAAAATAATGCAAATATTAGTTAACAAGCGTAATGAGATAATTTCATACGCTATCATTGGTGGCTTTGAAGAAGGTATTGATATTGAAAATTTACCAGAAAATTTCTCTCAAGTTTTTAGACCTAAAGCCTTTAAATATTCAAATGGGGAAATAGTTTTTAACGAAGATTATTCAGAAGAAAAAGATGACTTGCATCAACAGATTGACAGTGAAGAACAAAACACAGTCGCTTCTGATGACATCTTACGAAAAATGGTTGCTAGTATGCAGAAACAAGTTGTTCAAAGTACAAAGTTATCGATGCAAGTTAATAAGCAAAATGCACTAATGGCAAAACAACTTGTGACACTTAATAAAAAATTAGAAGAGGTTAAAGGAGAGACTGAAAATGCTTAAATTAATTTCACCAACATTCGAAGATATTAAAACATGGTATCAATTGAAAGAATATAGTAAAGAAGATATAGCGTGGTATGTAGATATGGAAGTTATAGATAAAGAGGAATATGCAATTATTACAGGAGAAAAGTATCCAGAAAATCTAGAGTCATAGGTTATAATCTTATGGCTTTTTAATTTGAATAAAGTGGGTGGTGTAATGTTTGGATTTACCAAACGACACGAACAAGATTGGCGTTTAACGCGATTAGAAGAAAATGATAAGACTATGTTTGAAAAATTCGACAGAATAGAAGATAGTCTTAGAGCGCAAGAAAAGATTTATGACAAATTAGATAGAAATTTTGAAGAATTAAAGCGCGACAAGGTAGAAGATGAAAAGAATAAAGAAAAGAATGCCAAGAATATTAGAGACATCAAGATGTGGATTCTAGGATTAATAGGGACGATTCTAAGTACATTTGTTATAGCCTTGTTAAAAACTATTTTTGGCATTTAAAGGAGGTGATTACCATGCTTAAGGGAATTTTAGGATATAGCTTTTGGTCGTGTTTCTGGTTTGGTAAGTGTAAGTAATAGTTAAGAGTCAGTGCTTCGGCACTGGCTTTTTATTTTGGATAAAAGGAGCAAACAAATGGATGCAAAAGTAATAACAAGATACATCGTATTGATCTTAGCATTAGTAAATCAATTCTTAGCGAACAAAGGTATTAGCCCAATTCCAGTAGACGATGAAACTATATCATCAATAATACTTACTGTAGTCGCTTTATATACAACGTATAAAGACAATCCAACATCTCAAGAAGGTAAATGGGCAAATCAAAAATTAAAGAAATATAAAGCTGAAAATAAGTATAGAAAAGCAACAGGGCAAGCGCCAATTAAAGAAGTAATGACACCTACGAATATGAACGACACAAATGATTTAGGGTAGGTGATGATTTATGTTAATGACAAAAAACCAAGCAGAAAAATGGTTTGATAATTCATTAGGAAAGCAGTTCAATCCTGATTTGTTTTTTGGATTTCAATGTTACGATTACGCAAATATGTTTTTTATGTTGGCAACAGGCGAAAGGTTACAAGGTTTATACGCTTATAATATTCCATTTGATAATAAAGCAAGGATTGAAAAATACGGGCAAATAATTAAAAACTATGATAGCTTTTTACCGCAAAAGTTGGATATTGTCGTTTTCCCGTCAAAGTATGGTGGCGGAGCTGGGCACGTTGAAATTGTTGAGAGCGCAAATTTAAACACTTTTACATCGTTTGGCCAAAATTGGAATGGTAAAGGTTGGACAAATGGCGTTGCGCAACCTGGTTGGGGTCCTGAAACTGTTACAAGACATGTTCATTACTACGACGACCCAATGTATTTTATTAGATTAAATTTCCCTGACAAAGTAAGTGTTGGGAATAAAGCTAAAAGCGTTATTAAGCAAGCAACTGCCAAAAAGCAAGCAGTAATTAAACCTAAAAAAATTATGCTTGTAGCCGGTCATGGTTATAACGATCCTGGAGCAGTAGGAAACGGAACAAACGAACGCGATTTTATCCGTAAATATATAACGCCTAATATCGCTAAGTATTTAAGACATGCAGGTCACGAAGTTGCATTATATGGTGGCTCAAGTCAATCACAAGACATGTATCAAGATACTGCTTACGGTGTTAATGTAGGAAATAATAAAGATTATGGATTATATTGGGTTAAATCACAGGGGTATGACATTGTTCTAGAGATTCATTTAGACGCAGCAGGAGAAAATGCAAGTGGTGGGCATGTTATTATCTCAAGTCAATTCAATGCAGATACTATTGATAAAAGTATACAAGATGTTATTAAAAATAACTTAGGACAAATAAGAGGTGTAACACCTCGTAATGATTTACTGAACGTTAATGTATCAGCAGAAATAAATATCAATTATCGTTTATCTGAATTAGGTTTTATTACTAATAAAAAAGATATGGATTGGATTAAGAAGAATTATGACTTGTATTCTAAATTAATAGCTGGTGCGATTCATGGTAAGCCTATAGGTGGTTTGGTAGCTGGTAATGCTAAAACATCAGCTAAAAACCAAAAAAATCCACCAGTGCCAGTAGGTTATACACTTGATAAGAATAATGTGCCTTATAAAAAAGAGGATGGTAATTACACAGTTGCCAATGTTAAAGGTAATAACGTAAGGGACGGCTATTCAACTAATTCAAGAATTACAGGTGTATTACCTAATAACGCAACAATCAAATATGATGGCGCATATTGCATCAATGGCTATAGATGGATTACTTATATTGCTAATAGTGGACAACGTCGCTATATTGCGACAGGAGAGGTAGATAAAGCAGGTAATAGGATAAGTAGTTTTGGTAAGTTTAGCACGATTTAGTATTTACTTAGAATAAAAATTTTGCTACATTAATTATAGGGAATCTTACAGTTATTAAATAACTATTTGGATGGATGTTAATATTCCTATACACTTTTTAACATTACTCTCAAGATTTAAATGTGCGTAACTGGCAGGTACTTCGGTACTTGCCTATTTTTTTATGTTATAATGTAATTACATTACCAGTAACCAATCTGGCTTAAAACTACATTTCCGGTAGTCAATCCGGCTATGCAGAGGACTTACTTGCGTAAAGCAGTAAGAAGCTGACTGCATATTTAAACCACCCATACTAGTTACTGGGTGGTTGTTTATATATAACGCAAGTTAACCAAAACTAACTCTATCTAATAAAAAGTATGAAAAATTTACTCATATCTATTGCGTATAAAGTTAAAAGATATTATAGTTAACTATGAAGAAAGTCAACTCTCTATTCCGTTCTTTCTTCCTAACTTGCATTCTTTCGTAGTTAGTTCGTCAAGTAACTATTAATTTAGTTATATACAATCAGGAGTGAATTGTATAGCCCGGCAGAGGCCATATATCTGACTGTTGGTCCCGCAGGAGACTTCTTCCTTGCCATCACTCATATACATAATCCCTACTTACATTAATGTTTGTAGGGATATTTTTTAAGGGGTGTACTAGGTGGGGAACACAACGTATTTAAAAATAAATAGTGAAAACGATGTTGATTTACAAGACATCTTGAATGATTTTATTAATTGCTTTTGCAAAGGTTATGTGGAAATTAAAACGAAATATAAATTGCTTCCCATCTTTAAAATAAATTTTCATAAAAATAATTTACCCCACTTATTAGGTTTGCATTACACACATAAAAAAGTGAGCGCTAAAAAGATCATTGGAAGAATAGCTGAAGGGAAAATTACACACGAATCTATAAAAAAACATTATGAATATAGTAACATTAAAGATAGGCTTATCAATTATAATTTTTTGCATAAATGCTTTATTGATAAAGAAATCAGGCTATGCGTTATAGTTCCAAAAAATTCAATTAATCCACAAAAGATTGATGTAGCTTTTATAGATGACAAGAACAGCCAAGTTATGATACTCGGGTTAAGGAAGTCTAACAATAATGATTTTTATAGTCCGGCGACTATGTACGTTCTGGGTAAAAACAGTTCATATCGAAGAATGAGAAGAACACATGTTATTAGCATAGAATGGAAAAATTAATAAATTCGCCTATCGGTGAATCAGTATAGATCGCATCTTAAATGGTGTGTTTATTTTACTCCCCCTACAACCAACAAAACCACACCACCTATTAATTTAGGAGTGTGGTTATTTTTGTGTTTTTTCGGGGCAAAAAAAGGGCAGATTATTTGAAAAAGGGCAAACGCTTGTGGAAAATCTAAAAGGTTAAAAATAATAAAGAACTTGGTATAACAAGGGTTTTATACATTTGCGTACAACGACGAAATGTCAATTTACCATCACATTATGATGATATGTTTATTTTAAACACACAAGCTCATGCACGTCTTGATCAAATGGCACAACAGTTTGAAGTTGTTTGTAATGGCTTGAACGAAAATGAAGGACAAGCAATTCAAACGATGGATCAATCTGCCTCTCTAATACGGTCAAACTTAATTCAAGTTAAAGAACAATTAGAAAAACTAGCTGTATACTAAGTAATTTATTAAATGCTACTTGTTTTCTTTGAGAATAAGTAGTTTTTTTAACATAAAAGTTTTACAAACACATAAATGGGTGATGAGCTATGTTTAAAAGAACAAAACTAATCTTAATAGCAACGATACTACTATCAGGATGTTCAACTACCAATAACGAATCCAACAATGAAACAAAATCAGTGCCAGAAGAAATGGAAGCTTCAAAATATGTAGGACAAGGCTTCCAACCACCTGCAGAAAAAGATGCGATTGAATTTTCGAAGAAGCATAAAGATAAAATTGCTAAACGTGGCGAACAATTTTTTATGGATAACTTTGGACTAAAAGTTAAAGCTACAAATGTTGTAGGTAGTGGCGACGGTGTAGAAGTATTCGTGCATTGTGATGACCACGACATCGTATTTAATGCAAGTATTCCATTTGACAAATCAATAATTGAGAGTGATAGCTCATTAAGAAGTGAGGATAAAGGCGATGATATGAGTACTTTAGTTGGTACAGTGTTGAGTGGCTTTGAATATCGAGCGCAAAAAGAAAAGTATGATAATTTATATAAATTTTTAAAAGAAAATGAAAAGAAATACCAATATACAGGATTTACTAAAGAGGCAATTAACAAAACACAAAATAGTGGATATGAAAATGAATATTTTTATATAGTTGCTAATATACCGACGCTCCAAGAATATAGGAAATATTACGAACCCCTAATAAAGAAAAATAATCTGAATTTTAAAAAAGGTATGAAACAAGCAAGGAAAGGAGTAGGCTATAAAGCTGCAATAGAAGTACATACAACATTGTTTTCGAGAAGTAGTAACTTTTCAAAGGACAAAAAATTAGATGATGTTTTAGATTTGTCTGAAAGTACGAAAAAGTTACACCTTAATTTTGAAAATACGAAAATATTTTTACAACTAGCAAAATCTACTATTAGCACTAATCGAGTTAATTACAGTGATAATGAGTCTATAAGGATTGAGGTCGAATGACTTGAAATCAGCTAATTTCTCTATATTCTAAACAAACACATAAATGGGAGATGGGCTATGTTTAAAAGAATTAAACTAATCTTAATAGCAACGATAATACTATCAGGATGTTCAACTACCAATAACGAATCCAACAATGAAACAAAATCAGTACCAGAAGAAATGGAAGCTTCAAAATATGTAGGACAAGGCTTCCAACCACCTGCAGAAAAAGATGCGATTGAATTTGCGAAGAAGCATCGTAAAGAATTTGAAAAAGTAGGTGAACAATTCTTTAAAGATAACTTTGGACTAAAAGTTAAAGCTACAAATGTTGTAGGTAAAGATGATGGTGTAGAAGTTTATGTGCATTGCGAAGATCATGGCATTGTATTTAATGCAAGTCTACCTTTGTACAAAGATGCCATCCATCAAAAAGGATCAATGCGTAGTAATGACAACGGTGATGATATGAGTATGATGGTGGGTACAGTGCTGAGTGGCTTTGAATATCGAGCGCAAAAAGAAAAGTATGATAATTTATATAAATTTTTAAAAGAAAATGAAAAGAAATATCAATATACAGGTTTTACTAAAGAAGCAATTAACAAGACGCAAAACGTCGGGTATCAAAATGAATATTTTTATATTACATATTTATCAAGAAATTTAAAAGAATATCGTAAATATTACGAACCATTGATTCATAAAAAGGATAAAGAATTTAAAGAAGGTATGCAACGAGCTAGAAAAGAGCTAAACTATACTGCTAATACTGATGTTGTTTCTACACTTTTTTCTACTAAGAAAAACTTTACTAAAGACAATACAGTAGATGATGTGATTGAATTGAGTAATAAATTAAAAGATAAACCCAATATGCCTCAAAAATCTCAAGTTACTATTCAATTAGGAAAACCAAGTATAAATACTAAAAAGCCGTTTTATGACGATATAAATCCAATTGAAGGATGA